CGGATCGATCTCATCCCAGATGCACCAGAAACACACCAGGTCACCGGGCCGGTAGTCGGCGAGCGGGATGTACTCATATCCCGGCTTGCTCATCTGCTCCTCGGTGACGATGTCGCTCGCAGTAAACATCGGCATATCGCAGCCGCAGCCAGCACAGCGCGGCCGCTCGATGTTGAGGTCGCGGATGATTGCGCGAAGGCGCAACCGCTCGAGCTGCTCATGTGTCATGTGCATAGAATCCTCCGCTCATCAAAGCAGCGGCAATTGCGCCTGCGTCTCGGCGGGCGCTGCTATTGTCTTGACCAAAACACAAACCTCTGCCGGGCTTCCGGTGTCGGTCGGTCGGGTTTGCCCGGTGCCGATAATCACGCCATCGTTTTTCAGATCGGAGAATCGCGCCGAGCAGGTTTGATGGCGCATGCCGAGCGCAATCTCGGCTTCATAACAGGTGCAACCAGAACGCCCACAAGACCAAATATGTTGGAGCACCCGAGCACGATCTTGCGATTTGCGAGTCCGCTTGTTGGCCTCGACGCTTTGCGGATTTCCACCGTGATAGTTTCGCGTGATGTCGTCGCTCATTCCGCAGCCTCCTCGAATTTACCGACCTCCTCGCCCCATGAATCCCAACCATTGCGACGGCTGCGCGCGAACAGCTCGAGATAAGGGCCCGCCACCAGGCGCTCGATGCGGCCGTGTACGCAGGCAGGCTTGCGGCTGTGCTCGCGCCGCGGCTCGATGATGGCCTGGCGCACGTCGGCATTGATGCGCTTCGGCTGGCCGCGGGTGGCCAGGAGGCAGGCCTCGGTGTTTGCCCGCGTCCAATAGCCGAGCCCCATCTGGTCGGTCACATCATCGCGGAATAGCTCGAGCTGCCGCGCATGTGCCTTTGTCCAGACGAATGCCACCGTCTTATAGGTGAAACCCCATGCTTCGATGACGCGAATCGCGTCGGGCAGCGAGGGCCACACCATCCACAGAAACAGCACACAATCGGCGGCCGCCAGCTCACCCACCGGCAGCTCGCACAGCGCCTCGGTGCTTTCGGTTTCATAATGCCGCTCGACCGCGCGCGAGGTGTTGCTGTCGCTGCGCGCCCACCATGGCCGCCGTGACCAATTGTAGAATCGCCATGGTGGATCCGCGAGGATGGCACCGTAATTCCCGGCGAGCTGCTCGAATGGTGTTGCCATCGCTCACGCCTTGGCATGCGCGCGCGTGGTGTGCGCGCGACGGGCAGTTAACTGATACTTGAAATTCGGAAACGGTTGCCTCGACGGCACCATGCGCCCGTGAGCAGGCGCGAAGCAAGTCAACGCGCGGAAAAATTCCCCGCTATCCCTCGCGCTCGACGCGCCAGCTCGCCGCGGCCTCCTGCGAAATCAAAATGCGGCGGCCGATTTTCATTTCTCGCGGCGCTTCCTTGCGCTTCCTTAGAACGTAATACATGCGAGTGCTAATCCCATGCGCCTCGCAGAATTCCTGAATCGAAAACGCCGCGATGCTTGTTCCCGCTGGCCGTCGCCGATGCTTCCCCTTGGGCATGCTTGCACCTCTAACGTAGTTGGGATGCAGCACCATAGAATCAGGAAGGCGCCACACCATGACGGTGCGGCGCCTTGCTGTTGCTTGCAATGTTTTCCGCTTGTGGAAAACGGGGGTAGTGCCACCGTGTCACTATCTTAGCGGCACCACGTTACCGACCAGCGGCAGCTCGACCTCGAGCAGGCCCGCACGTGCCGAGTCGTCGTACTGGTCGATGTCGCGCGCATAGTTGCGCTCGATCATCACCACCGAGGTATCATGGATCGCAGCGATGGTGCGCAACGGCACCCGGTTCGCCTTGATGCGCCGCACGATGCTCGAGTGGCGCAGCGCGTAGTAGGTCACCTTGCGCGGATGGTCGGCCAGGCCAGCCACCACCACCGCACGCGCGAACGGCCGGGCATAGTCGGAGCTGCTCGCCGACCAGGCGTCACCCGTGCTGCGCACCAGGAGCGGCTCGCTCGGCCCGCGGTTGGAACGCAGCTTGGCAGCGAGCGCCGGTGTAATCGGCACCGCGATGTGGCGCGCCTTGCTGCCGGTGCCTTTCTTGCTGGTCGGCATCATCAGCCGCGGCGCACCCTCGGCCTGCAGATCGCGCACCTCGAGCCGCACAATCTGCGAGGGCCGGGCGCCGGTCACCGCGCCGACCTCAACGAACAGGCCGAACGCCGGATCCTCACGATAGGCTGCGGCCACCAGGTCGCGCACCTGGTCATCGCTTAGCACCACGTTGTTGGCGGCATGGCCGTGCGGCTTTTGCTTGAGCCCGATGCGCCACGCCTCGGTCGAGATCCCTTGCTCGGGGTAGGCATCGGCCGCGCCGGTGAGCGCCGACTTGAGGATGCGCACCGTGCGGTTGACGGTGGCAGGCGCCGCGGTGATGCCATCACGCCAGGCCTTTAGCTCGCGGGCGGTGAGCTGCTGCACCTCGCGGCCGAGGAGCTGCGGCGCCACCTGGTTGAGCCAGTAGCGCACCCGGCTGACGTTGCCCGGATGGCGGTCGGCATTGCCCGCGGCATACTCATCGAGCGCACGCGCCACCGTCAGCGCACCCTCGAGCGCCGGTGCCCGGTTGAGCTTGCGTGCCTTGTCCTCGGCCTGCTCATAGGTCAGCACCTCTAACCCATTGGCCTCCTCGAGGTCATCCGCCAGGCCGATGGCCTTGAGCTTGTTGTTGCCCTTGCCGTCAGCCAGGCGGGCCGACCAGGTGCCCGCGCGGCCCTCGAGTCGGCGATAGCCGAGCGAGATCCCAGGCGTGGCGGTGGCGATGAAGTAGGGCTTGCCGCGGGCCAGGAGGCGAGCGCGGGCCTTGATGGTGGTGAGCGTGGTCATGTCAGGTGTCCTTGTGTTGGGCCGCGTCAACGGCCGATTACGCTGCCGGTTAGTACGTCAGTCATGGAAAATTCGATCTGCTCGCGATACCAGCCCGACCGCCTGGCCTTGGCATCACGGCATCGCGCCGCCACGGCGAACGTGCTGCGGTCGGTTTGCTTGATGGTCATGAACTGGCAGGTGATGGGCTGCGGCACCTCGCTGACTTCCAGGTGCTCGACATAGCCGCGGGCGCCGAGCTGCAGCCAATCGCCGGTACAGGCCTGGCGCGTGCTGCGCTGGTAGGTCGAGCTAACCCGGCCCTCGCTGTCGGTTATGCCGGTGGCGCACCAGCCACCGAGCATTTCCTTGTGCAGCTCATCGGCGTGGGCGCTGCCCGCCAGGAGGGCGAGCAGCGCGGTGGTGGCGAGGAGGCGCGTCATTGCCCGCGCTCCTGCAGGAAGGCATCACGCTGCGCGCGGGCGGCCTGGTAGCCCTCGAGGAAGGCGAGCTGCAGGGCCTTGTCGGTGAACCTGGCCGAGGCTGTGCGCGCGACCGCAACCAGCAGCTCATCGGGCGCCTGGTGGTGGTGCTCACGGCCTTGCTCGCGGGCCGCCTCTGCTGCGGCCGCCGCCTGCACGATGGCCCATTGCTTGCGGTTCATCGCTTGCCCCCGATCACCTGCGCCTCAACGATCTCGACGGTGACATCGTCTCGGGTCCAGCTCCGGGCCTGCTTCTGCGCCAGGGCGAGCGAACCGGCCCAGGAGGTTTTATCGTAGGCCGGGATCCAGGTGCCGGTTACCTTGCTGGTGTAGCCTTCGAAATGGATCACCACGCAATGGGTGTAGGTGCGGCCCGCGGTGGTGCGGGTGTGGCGCTTGCCGGTGGCGTCGTGAGCTTCATACTTGGTCGTCATGGTCATGGTCCTTGTGTTGTGGCCCGCGTCAACGGGCCGGGTTTATCCTACGCCGCGCGGCGCAGGAATTCGGGGATCTCGAAACCGTCAACCGGCACCAGGGCGGGCGCGTCGACCAGCTTAACCGGCGCCTCGCAGCCGTGGCGGTAGGCGAACAGCCAGCGGTCCACCTCGCTCGAGCCCGGCGCCGTGGCGCGGTCGAGGTCGGCATGGAATTGCGCGAGGTGCTCGAGCGTCGGGCGCGCCACCTGGTGCGGTGCCTCCGGCCCGGCGCTCGCCTGGATCTTGCCGTCCACCCGCGCTGCGGTCTGCGCAATGGTCGAGCCCTGGCGAGCGGCGCGGCAATGATTCCTCGCCACGTTGGTGGAGTCGGAGGAGTCGAACGGATAGAGGTGGGCCATCTCCTGCGCCCGCATCATGTGAATGCGCGGCCGCACATAGGCGCCCTCGCCGTCGATCTCCCACTGGTCAATCGCGGCGAACACCTCGGCGATGCGAGCGCGCCAGGCCGCCGACCGCGGCTTGGCATAGGCGCCGCTCGAGCCGATGCCGACATAGCCGAACCCCTCGCAGAGGTGGAGCAGGTAGCCGATGGACTCGTGCATGTGCCAGATCGGCATCACGCGGTCGGTGTCATCGAATAGGTAAGTAGTCTCGGCAATCAACTGCGCGTTCTGCTGCTCGGTGCCGTCGATGACATCGGGCAACACCGCCACCGCCTGCGGGCAACGGTCGAGGATATCGTTTGCCCACTCGGCAAAGCCCTCGAGGTAGGCCTCATCGTTCATGGTGTCGACACCGGATTGCCAGGCGCTAAAGGCGCCGTTGTCGACCAGGAGGATGCCCTCGCTGCCGACCAGGTCGATGGCCTGGTCGAGCTGCTTGCCGAGCTTCTGGCGGGTGCCGTAGCTCACGCAAAAGGAGGCGCCGCGGAGCTGCTCGAGCGCAGGCATCGGGTTGAGCGGCAGGCCATAGATGGTGGTCTTGTTCATTTGCTTTTGTCCTTGTTTTCTCGGTGGCCGCGTCAACGGCCACGCCCCCAATATAGTGTCCCGGCCATGTCCTGGCAAGCGTAATGCGCACCCATGCAGCTCAATTCACCTCGGTGCGGGTGGCTCAATGATTACAAGGGCTTAGCAACCGGCCATGCAGCTCGGTGCGCAATGCACGTGCCCTATCGCGGCCTGCCAGCCGGGCGCGGCAATGCCGATTCCATGCGGGTTTAGCCCCGGTCAGCCGTGCCCCATGCCCCGGCCATGTCCCGGCCAGCAAAAAGGCCCCGGTTTCCCGAGGCCTCCTGGCTGCGGTCGATGACCTTGAACGGAGTTTTGCCTACCAGGCGCCAGGCCTGGCCGAGGAGGGCCGCAGGTCACCTTTCGTTGCGTCGATGCCGCCGCCCACCGGCGTAAGCCCCCTCCTCGCTTTAGTCCTCCGGCGGCGCCGTCCAGGCGCTCGCCGCCGCAACGATGGCTTGGATCTGCGGCAGCACCGCCACCAGCTCGGCCTGGCATTGCTTGAGGTTGCGGCCCCAGACCTTGCGGCCGCCGCCTGGCATGCCCTCGAGCGTCATCACCAATTCGGCCGGGGAAAGCGACCGCGGCAGGGCGAGAAACTTCTGACACAACACCCCAACGTCGCGCACGATGGCGATGATGGCGCGCGCCGCCTGCTCGTTCTGCCCCTTGATCTTGTCGGTCAGGCGATGCGTCTGCACGAACCCGTGCTGCTTGTGGAACACATCCAGGCGAGTCCAGCCGGGGTAATCCGGGTGCGGTTCGTTGGCAATTTCCGGCCCCGGCTTGCCGATCTCCTCGCAGGTGAATTTAGGCAGCGGTGGCGGCGGCGGCTTGACCGGACCACGCGGATCCAACCGCGGCTTGCGCGGCTTGTATTTCAGCGGACGCAGGCCTCGACTTGTCTGCACCTTTTTCGGCTGCTTCGATGAATCTGAATCGCACTGTGCGATTGAGACTCTCGATTCACGCAGTTTTCGCACATAGCTTTCGACAACCCCGGCCGCCTTGGCAACGTCAACGTTGCTCATGGCCTGCCCGCGCTCGGTTTCGAGGAGCTGGCGCACCGAAAATTCCTTGTCTGCAGGGCTGCGCTTCAAGCCCTCATGCGCCTGCGCCTGCACCGCCCACAGCACCACCTGCTCGCGGTCCTCGGCTGGCGTCACCCGCACCTTGATCAACGCCGTACCGTTGAGCAGGTAGGCTTGCTTGCGCAGGAACCCATCATAGACCAGCAGCTCGCCCCCGACCTCGGCGCAATCGAGCGGCGGGAAATCCGAGCCGTCCCGCATCAGCGTGGCATAGGCCCGGATGGTCTTTTGCGGCAACACCTGCCGCATCTGCAGATCGGAATAGCAGGCCGCCTTTTCGGTCGGCACCTCGATGAGACGGTAGATCCGTTCGTCCTTGCTCAACATCGCTTGTCCTCCTCCTAGAAAAGGGAAAGGGCCTTGCGGCCCCTTCCCCCTAGTCCTGCCGTTTCTTCTATTGGGCAGCTTCCTCGACGGCCGCGGCATCTTCAAACCGCGGAAACGTTTCGTCGACGCGCACCTGCACGGCCTTCATGGCCTGGTGGATATGCCAGGCACCGAACGCCTTGATGATGTGCGCCAGGATCATCGACACCGAGGTGAGCTTGCGCTTGCCCCCGGCCGGGATCGCCCCGTTGTCGGAATCCTGGTAGGTCTTGAGCTTCTTGCGCAACGCAACAAGCGGATTGCCTGCCGTGTTGGGCCCGTCAGCCTCGGCCGCTATCAGGCCGCGCATGAATTCGTCCAAGGTGTCCTCACCGAACAAGGTCAGGATCTTGAAGGCGACGAATCCGGCAACATGCTCGCGCAGCATGATCTCGATGGCGCCGGGATACTCCGAGGCCACCAAGCCAACGGCCTCTTGCAGCCCGTCGTGTGCCACCAGGTAGCGCAAGACCTCGATGGGCGAGGCCTTGTTCATGTGGCCTTTGCTCGCAGGCGTCATCACGCCTGCGTCATAGTGCCGGGCCAGCCGGATCACCGCGGTGATTTCCCGCGCTAATCCATTGTGCCCGGCAGTCTCGAGCGCATCCGCCGCCGACCTGATTTTCGAGTTGTCGATATAGGCAAACCCGTTGTTGATCTCAGGTGCGGTTGCCACGACATAGGTGCGGAACGTAACGCCCGACAGCAATCCTGCCCAAGCGCGATGTTGCCCATCACGGTCCTGCAGGATGATGGTCTGGCCGGTCGGCTGCCAATCCCCATCGATCATCATCTGTGCATAGTAGGCCACAGCGTTGAACGATGGAGTCCGGTTCGCCTTGTGCATGACCGTGCGCCGGAGAAACGCTAACGAATGCTCCGGCGTCCAATCGTGCCAGCCGTCGCCCAGAGTAATCGACTCCGGTGGCGGCTGTTCGTTCGACCAGGCGGTGAAATCCGCAACAAGCTGCTTGAACTCTTTCGCCGTTGCGGTGGCGAGGTTGAATCCCGCAATGGGATTCGGGGTAGTAGTCGTCTGCATGACGACTCCCTCCTCTGCTAACGAGCAGGGTGCTGGCCCTCATGCGCGAGGCGCTTGCGCTGCTCGACGGTCAGCCTAGACTACCGAATATCAACTTGGCAAGGGACCATGACCGGCACCGCTAAAGATTTTCAAGACCGCCCATTGCAATTGGCGCTCGAAAAGGCTGGCGGTGTCCGGGCGCTCGCTCGCGCGCTCGGCATCAGCCACACCGCCATCCTGCAATGGCGGCGGGTGCCCTATGAACGGTTGCTCGAGGTCGAGAAAATTACCGGCATTCGCCGCGAGACATTGCGGCCGGAACTCTACCGCTAATCAGCCGCAGGTGAGCCGGGCTGGATCCTCGACGCGATAGAACCGAACCGAGTCCACCCGCAGCCACACCGAACCGTCCTTGCGCTGCAGCAGCGGCAGGCCGCCGCAGGTGCCGCGCACAATCGCACCCTCCCACTCGCCCGAGGATGACGGCACCACGATCACAATGAACACCGCCGCGAGCAGTATCGAGGCGCTCACAATCCACACCGCCAGCGGCCACCATTGGATCATGGCGTGCCCTCCTGCGCGCCCGGCCGTTTCTTGGAATAGGCCAGCGCGATGCGAGCAGGTAGCACCACCTCCTCATCGCACCGCTGGCAGCAGCGGCCATCGGTGATGGGCCATGCGTCATTCGACCAGCCGAGCGCGGTGATGCCGCAGATCGAGCACACGAATGGCGGACGCGGTTTCATGGCTCGGCTCGCTGCGCCGCATAGATTTCCCGCAGGAGTCGATGCAGCCTTGGCCATTGGCTTTCGGAGAGAGCTGCAATTTGGTTGTCGGGCAGGGCCATAATCATGCGGCCCTTCGAGTCGGGCTGAATGCAGATTTCAATCTTGAGTCCTTTGGTCATGCTCTCTCCTCCTCTGGTCATGGTGCCACCCCACGCATGATGGCCAGCCAGGCCACCGCGGTAGCGAGCACCAGCGCGATCATCACCACCTCGCGGGCGCTCATCGCTTTCTCTCAATCGTGCTGCCGGAATACCGGCCTTGCCCGTCATAGTAATTGGTCGTTGGCCCCACCCGCACCGAGCTGCCGGAGAACCGCCCGGCCCCATCGTAATAGCTGGCACCGTTCGGGCGGCTCACCGAGCTGCCCGCAAAGCTGCCGTTGGCGTTATAGAATTGCTTGCCCTCGGCCCTGGCGCAGCTCACCACCGCCCACAGCACCACGCCCCACACCAGCGCCCGCTTGAAGCACCACCAGCCCCACAGCGCGGCGGCCTGGCGGGTGTCCTGGTTAATCTGCGCCAGGCGGGCACGGGCAATCTCCACCTCGAGCCCGGCCAGCTCCTCGAGCAGCGCGTCGGCCGTGGGCGGCATCGGGCGCCGCCGACCGGGGAATTGCACCACGCTCATCGCCCGCCCTCCTGCTCGAGGGCGCGCATGGCCTCGGCCACGGTCGGGTGCCGACTGATGATCACGTAACCCGCCACGTATTCCTCGGTGATGACATAGGGCTGGCCGTCCCAGGCGTCCTTATCATAGGACACGCCGCGATGCAGGCACGGCCCGAGCTGGCCGATGTGGCCAACGGGGATTTGCTTGCGGCCCATTAGATCCTCCAATCGGCGTGGCCGAAACAGGCCGCCGGTGCTGGTGTTGGCAGATAAACGATGGTGGCCGTTGCTTGCGCCGCCCGGCCGAGCTGCCAGCCGGTGAACGGAAGTAAAGACACGGCTGCGAGCAGCAGCCCCGCGATTAGGATTTTCATTGCCTGAGTCCTTGGTTGCGGCGCGTCATACGCCGGGGTTCACACATATATACGGTTGCCAGCGGGCGGGCAAGCGGCGTATATACGAGTCCGATGACGCCCAAGGACAAGCGGCGGCCGCGCCGAGGTGGGCCGCGTAAACTCTACACCACCCGCATCTTGCTTTCGCTCGCGCCGGGCGTGCTCGAGCGCATCGACCGCGTGTTGCACCAGGATGAGAGCCGCCTGGCCTTCATCCGCGCTGGCATCGAGCGTGAGTTGGCGCAACGGGGATATAAATGATGACCGTTGAATGCCACCCCATCGCACCAGGCGAGGCCGGTCGTCAGGAGTGGCTCACCTGGCGCAGCCGCGACATCACCGCCAGCCGGGCCGGTGCCCTGTTCGGGTGCGACATGCCCGACAAGAATCTAACCGTGCTGCGGCTATGGGCCGAGCACCGCGGCGCCGAGTTTCACGTGAAACCGGAAAATAAATTCATGCGGCGCGGCCGCAAGCTCGAGCGCCTGGTGGGCGAGGAGGTCGAGGAGCTGCAGCCAGCATGGAAGATTCACCCGGTCGGTTGCTATTACCGCGATGCAGATTTGCGCCTCGGCGCCACGCCTGACTTTTGGGTGCTCGGGGATCCGCGCGGCCGCGGTGTGCTGCAGGCAAAAACGGCGGGCGGCAATGTCATCGCCTCGAAATGGGATGGCGGCCGGGTGCCACCCGATTGGATCCTCTGGCAGGTGCGCACCGAGATGCTGCTCACCGATGCGGCCTTTGGCGCCATCGCCGTGCTGGATCCCTTTACATGGGATTGTCACCTTATCGAGGTCGAGCGCGACCAGCTCGCCGAGGTGGCGCTGGTCGCTGCGGTAGCTGAATTCTGGAAGCACGTTGCCGAGGGCACCGAGCCGCCGGTGGATTTCGCCCGCGATGCCGAGGCGGTGAAGGCGCTCACCGCGCGAGCTGTGCCCGGCGAGGTGCGCGACCTGACCGGCAACAATGAATTGCCCGAGCTGCTCGAGCAGCGCGCCCGGCTGATGGCCTCCATTAAGGTTATGGAATCGCGGTGCGAGGCCATCGAAACCGAGTTGAAGTATTTGCTCGGCCCGGCCGAGCTGGCCACCGGCCTGCCGGGCTGGCGCATCACCTACAAGACCGAGCACCGGAAGGAATACACGGTTAAGGCCAGGAGCGGCCGCGTGTTGCGCGTCTATAACAAGCGAGAGGAGGGCGAGAAATGAAGCAGCTTATTGAACACCAGCCCGATTGCACCCCGCTACATCCCTGCGCGGCCTGCGAGCTGGTGGCCTGGCTGCGCGAGAAACTCGAGCCGGAGGATTTTAGCCACCTGGTCGAGCGCCTTAATGAACTCGAGCCGCCAGCATCAAAACGGCCACGCAAACGCAACCGCAGTTCCGCACCCAAGGAGGCCACGGCATGACCGACATCACCACCATCGCCGCGGGCAAGCCTCCCATGGTCATGCTGCGCGAGCGTTTCGAGGCGCGCAAAACCGAATTAAAAAACATGCTGCCCTCGGATATCTCGCCCGATGTTTTCATCCGAGCGTTCACCACCGGCGCCACGCTCAACCCCAAGATCCAGGCCTGCACCTGGCAATCAATATGGGATGCCTGCATTAAGGCGGCGCGCGCCGGGCTGCTGCCGGATGGAGTCGAGGGCGCCATTGTGCCGTTCAAGGCAGAGGCGCAATGGATCCCGATGGTGCAAGGCGTGCTGCGCAGCGCGCGGCGCTCCGGCCAATTGGCCTGGATTGATGCCAACGTCGTGCGCCAGGGCGAGGCGTTTGAGTATGCCATCACGCAAGACGGCCCGCGCTTCCGGCATGAACCGGGCGAGGATTTTAATGCGCCCATCCTGCGCGCCTATGCGGTGGCGCGAACCAAGGACGGCGCCTTCTATTCCGCGGTGATGTCAAAGGCCGAGATCGACAAGCACCGTTCCTATAGCCGAGCCGCCCGCGAGGATTCGCCGTGGAATTCCTGGTATGAGGCGATGGCAATTAAAACCGCCATCAAAGGCCTCGGCAAATTCCTGCCATCGGTGCGCGATGCCGTGGCCGATGACGACTCATTGGCCGAGGTGTCGGATCCGCCGCGGCTACCAGCTCCGTTGCCCGCAGAAATCTTGCCTGAGTCTGCGGGTGCGTCACCGGAGGGCGGCGCGCCGGGCGCGGTTGTACACCCCACCGCACCGGCCGCCGTCAGTACGGAGCAGGCCGAGCCCGAGCGCGAGATCCTGGTGGCGTACAACAATGGCGCCGATGCCAGGGCGAGCGGCGAGGCGCGCAAGAATGTTCCCAAACACTATCGCGAGGCCGACCGGGTGCGCGAGCAAATCGCCTGGCTGGCCGGGTTCGATTCCAAACCGATTCCGACATTCGAGGAGGAGTAGCCGATGGCCGACAAGCCCGCACCCATGCCTAAGGTCACCCCGATGCCGCCACCGGCGGCCAGGCCCAACCGCGTCCAGCATGACGCCTACGCCGAGGAGGCCTTGCGCGCAGCTCAACGCCACATCGACCAGATCCAGGAGATCGACCGGCTCGGCCAGGAGCTTGAGGAGTGGCGCCGCCGGGCCCAGCTCGCCGAGGCCGAGGCCCGCCGCCTCGACCAGCGCAATGAGGATCTGCAGGGCATGCTCGAGCGCGAGCGCGAGCGGCTCACCGATGAGCGAGACGCCTACCGCAACCGGGTCAATGCCCTGGTGGCGGGTTTCCACACCGCGGGCGGCATCATCCTGCGGCTGCTCGAAACCGCGCAGGGCGAGGTGCGGCCAACGGTGAACCTCACCACCCTGGCGGATGAGGTCGACCGCGTGCAGAAGGCACAGCTCGAGCTGCCCGATGGCTCGCCCGATGAGCCGATGCCGCGGGCGGTTACCGCGGGCCCGCGCTCCGATGGGTAGCGGGCGTGTCTATACCGGCCACCGCAAACCGGATGGCTCGACGGTGGTGCACGTCATCGGGCGCGATGGCGACTCGCGCCGCCTGCGCCTGCATCCGTCCAAATGCAACCACAGCCCCACCGGCTTTGAGTGGGGATATGGCGGCAGCGGGCCCGCACAGCTCGCCTTCGAGATTCTGTTTAATGTTTTCGAGGATTCGGATCTCGCCTGGCGATTGCACCAGGCATTTAAGCGCGAGCGCATTGCGGCATTGCCACGCCATAGCTCCTGGCACATCGGCGAGGGCGAGGTGATCGTGTGGGCCGCCAAATTCGCCGGAAGCGAATGGCCTTAGGCTGTTTAAAACGAGGATAAATTGACCGACCAACCGTTAACCGATGCCGAGGCGTTGCTGCTGCACCGCATGCTGGCCAACTATCACGCCGTCATCGCAGCCACCACCCGAGTCGCCACCCGGTTTGATTACCATGACGATCTCGCCTGGCGGCTCGGGCATGAGGCCGACCGATTGCAGGATGAATTAGTCGACCGAGGAAGAAATGCACACCCTTGAAAACGCTTTGCTTATGCTCGCCGATGAATGCAAGCACCAGTATCACAGCCCCGAATGGCTCGCCGATACGCTGCGCGCCTTTGCCGGTGCCGCCGCGGAATATGAGCCGCCGGTAGGCATGCAGGATCCGCTCGAGCAATTTAACCGGCAGCTCACCGAGGCCTGCGAGCGCAGGCGCGTGGTGGTCGAGGTGCTCGAATTCGCCCGCCGCAAACGGCGCCTCACCTGGCCGGAATTCCGCACCTGGTATGTGGGCGTGAACACCGAGCCGGATGAGCCTAACCAGGAGGCGCCCGACACCCGCCGCCTAAAGGCGGCGCTGGCGGGCCTGGTGCGCTCGGGCACCCTGCGCCGCTATGGTCGCTGCGGTTATGAATACGTGCCGGAGCGGCAGCGTAGCGGGCCGCGCCCGGTTGACGCCGAGGCGCGGCCCTAATCACCACGGCGCAACCAGGCCCAAGGACATAGGCCCGTTGCGGCGCTCGGTGACTGTTCGGAAATCTAATGCAATGCGGGAGGATCTGAAAGATGGCCGGGTATGTGTTGGCCCACGGCTATTGCTTTGGCTGCGGTGCCTTGTTCTCATTCAACCCGGTGCACGTCCCGAGCATAGGCGTGCACGGCGTGCGCGAGCCGGTGTGCCGGGCCTGCGTCGAGCGCGTCAATCCGCAGCGCATCACCAACGGCCTGGCGCCTATCGAGCCGCACCCGGAGGCGTATGAGCCCTGCAGTGAAATCGAGCTGCACTATGATTGACCGGCTCGGCCTGGTGCTGGCGCTGGCCGTCATCCTGGCGGTGCTGGCGAGCTGTCAGATGCCGCTGCGCTGACAAAATAATGGCCCCGGAGTCGCATCGCTGCGAGGCCGAGGCCCGTCATGCATGGCGCCAGGGTTTGGGGGGACAATAACCGGGGTAACCAGGCGATGACGTTGGCCCCGGTTATAGCACAGATTTTTAATCGGTGGGCGACTCATCCTCCTCCGGCTCGAGGCCCGCGAGCGTCTCGCTCACCGCGCCTGCCGTCTGTGCCAGCTCGGCCAATTGCGCCTCGGCCTCGGCCGGATCGTCCTCGGCAAGGGCCTGCCGCACCAGCTCGGCCAGCTCCTCGATGCGTTGCGCAGCCGCATGTAGCGAAGCGATTTGCCGTTGCGTTGTCATCGGTAGCCCTCACCACTTTAGAACGGGAAAGCTGACATGGCCGAGCGCACCCGCAACCCAAACGACAAGCAGGATCAGGCAAATCAATCCGACAATGATCTTGGCAAATTTCATCACCATCGGATCGATGGCAACGCCGAACCAATCGCGCACCACCCATAGGATCGCATAGGCGATGCACAGCACGATGGCGATATAGAGCAGCAGATATAGAAACGATATCAGTAAGCCCATCCGAACCTCCTATCGTCCGAGCAGCACCAGCACGATGACGATGATGGCAACGGCGAGCGCGAACCACGCGACATTTTGGGCAAATGCTCGCCAGGCCTGGCGGGCCATCACATAGGCTGCGGCGCGCCGACCGGGCTAATGGTGCCCGCCACTGCCTCGCCCGCCACGATCTCGATGTCCATGGTGGTGACCAGCTCGCGCGTGCCCTCGCCGAGGTCGGCATCGGCGCTGCAGCTCACCTGCACCTGGCCGACCTGGCCGTTTGGCGTAACGGTGGCGCGCGTGCTGTCATTGGCATCAACGTCCACCGTCGCGATGTTGGCATCCGAGGTGTCCCAGGTCACCGCGCCATCGATGTTGGCCGGGTTGCCGTGCGAGTCGACGTAGGCGACTTGCACCTGCACCAGGTGATCATTCGGGAGGGTATAGGCCATGTCCTGTCCTTTCGCTGTGATGGTGAATCGATCATATGTGATCGTGATAAGCGCGTAGCCTTCCGGCTCAGTAACGAACTTGAGCGTGCCGCCGAGCTGAAATTGAACCGTGCTCATTCCTTGCTCGCGCAAGATGGTGGATCCCACGCAACCGCCAGCTTCCTTGCCCTGGAATGGGCATTGATGGCGTTAGTAGTCCCTACCTGCGCTCGCTGTGGCTGCGAATTAGTTGGATCCCTCTGCCAAATCTCAAACAGGTGGGCCATTGCTTCCACCAAGCCCTTATCAATGCCATCGAACGCTAGTTGTCTCACCCGCTCCCGCTCGGTGGGATCGACACAGTCGTAAGGCACCTTGGATTGCGCCTCCAATAGCGCCAGCAGAAGGAGCGTGACCACCACGGTGATCACACCGACTGCGAGAGCTATCCATCGGTCGCGAGTCATGGCCTGGCTTTCGATTCGCGCTCTCGGTCTTCGATTGCTTTCATGCTTCTAATGTAGGCGTCGCGCGCGTTGCGCGCACCTACTACTGCCTTCGGTGGAATGCGCGGCTGATAGGCGTCAGTGACCCAAATGCTGTAGAGCTGCATGATGTGCTTTTTAAAGGCTTCGTCTAATGCCTGCCGTTCTAGCGCGTCGATGTGATCATCGTATTTCGACGGCGGCACCGGAGTGCCCTGCGCCCCCGCCTCATCCCATCCGCCGGTGAGATAGCCGATGATGGCGAGCGCAAACAGGATCGCAAGCACGATGATAACCGTCAGCGCGACGCGATGTCCGATGCTGATGCGGTTAAGCAATCCCATCGACATACTCTTGCACGGCGCGGAACATGGACTCCGAGTCTTTTTTCAGCTCGGTTTCGTGGCGGATAATTGGGCCGTAGTGATTGGCAAGATTCCGCAGCGTCAATGCGTGCGACTCGGCAGCGAATGCGGGCATGACCTTGCACATGAGCTGAAACTGCTGACCGCGCCCCGAGCCGTAGCAATCCCAATCGCTGCTCGAGCAGGAGACATCCACCGCAAAGGCCATCAGATAACCCGGCGATTGCCGCCGCGCATACTCATCCATCAGCCGATCAAATTCCGGGTTGCTGGCACCGGCGGCATTGTATGAGGTCTGGAAAGCTCCGGCCTCGCAGGTTGTGCTGTCATAGTTGGAAGCAGATTGATCCCGACCACAGCAATGTTGCCCGCTCGATTCCCGCATGCCGCTGCCGAGCATTAAGGCGTAGAGATTCCGCAGCACGTCCGCGCCTGCCTCCTCATTCGACAGGCCCAACGCGGTAAAGTCCTTGCGGTAGAGGTTGAGCGCATCCTTATCCGAGTCGGTCCTGGCCTTGGCCATGTCGAGCGCAGCCGGATGCCCGGCCTTGAGCTTGAGATAGGTTTGTGCGAACGCCAGGGCCATGCCTTGAATGTATCCGGTCGGCGCGACGCCGCGGTCATCCCAGGAGTAGAAAGCAATATCGCTATCATTGGCGAGCCGCGCGATCCGTTCCCGGTCTGCGACCGAGAGCGCATCGGGTGGCGGTGGCGGCAACGGTATCGGCTCGGCGTCCTCATACAATGCCGTCCATGTTTCTTGCCCTGCAATGCCGTCGACCTCGAGGCCGCGTGACGCCTGGTAGCGCAACACGTTCTGCTCGGTCGCTGGCCCGAAATCACCATCTATCGTGTCGGTGAAATTCGGGATCATGCGCTGCAGATCCACGACATCCGGCCCGCTATCGCCGCGCTCGAGCATGGGGCGATCCTCAACCGGAATCTGCGGCACGTCACCGGCAGCGGTCGGCCAGATCAGCCCGACAACCTCGGCAGGATTATACGATTGCACATTGACCTGGTCGGATTGATTGCCGCCCCTGCAGCGGTACCAACCGTCGTCGTCCAGCTCCTCGAATAGGGTGACGTGGCCACCACCCTCCCTTTCCTTTACGACAACGCAACCCTGCACCGGAGCGCCGATGAGCTGGCCGCCGCCATGCATCCATGGTTTCCACGATAACGCCCACATCCACTTGTCCGTATCGGTCGGGCCCCAGGGTGGGCGAATGTCAGCGACGGCCATGCAGAATGCGGCAGTCAATCCGCACCAGGCCGTTTCGTCGTGTTGGTACAGATCGCAATAGCTTTGCATGTCCGGGTATTTCCGGGCGATGTACTTTGTCATAGCGAGGATCCGCGGATTATCCGCATCGCCTGGCGCCTCGGTCAGTCCGGTGATTGATCGCATCACTAGCAGCCAGGGCGCGACCTCTGGTTTTTTCTCGGGCATGGTGTTGTCCTTTTGCATCATCACGTGGCGCGCCCCGGCGCAGGGCGGCCGCCAGCCGATCATAGAATGCGAGCATTGCGCGGCGGCTTTCCTCGCAGCGTTGGCAGCTCATCGCCGCTGCGTCCGCAATGTGCCGGGCATTGGTCCCGGCATCATCACGATGGGCCGATGGCGAGTTGCGTGCACCACCGGCACCGGCGCCGGTCGCGGCGGCAGATTGGCGGGAGGCGTCACCGGAGTCATCGGCGTTAACGGCTGAATCACCGGCAAGATGCGAACGTGCATCGCCAGGCGTTGGCGCGCCACCCAATCCTCCGCGGGCGCCTGGATGACCTGGCGCTGATCCGCGAGCCATTGCGTACCGCCGACCATTGCATCATTCCTTTTCCGGCGGTGGCTGCGGCGGCATGATTGGCGGCAGCTCTGGCGGTGGCGCTGATGTTGGAGTCTTTGCGCCTGCCCTTCCGAATGGAGTCATGACCATTTTCGGAACACCACGCGCGGCCGCGGCCTCGGCACCGTCACCGAACAGCATTGACTTGGCCCACGCCTCGCGCGCGGCTCGGTCAAATTGAATCATGTCCTTCCAATCTTCATTCGGTGTGGTCTGCCGCTGCTCGGCCTCGGGGAATGTTTCCACGAAATCGGCGGGCAATTCCGGTGCGGTGCGAGGAGCTGCTGCCTTGGGATCATCAGCCATTTTTGAGTCTCCATTCGGCTTGGCGTTGCTCGGCCTGGCGCCTGTTTTCCGCCAGCGTGTCCTCTTGCTCTTGCTTGGCAGCGTGCCAGGCATCGACATATTTTTGATAAGGTTCGAAATCGTCAATCGGCGTGTTGGCCTTGAACTCCGAGGCGTTCGGTGGATTGACATATTCGATATGCCCGGCGGCGCCGTCCCATTGAATCACACTGATGGCCGGATCGAGTCCGCTGCAATCGACGGTTAATCCCACGCCGTCAACGACAACGATATTATCGGGCCGAACGATTGTTTCGCTCATCGCGGATTTCCCTCGGTGGTTCATGCATAGGTAAAGCAACCTGGTCGTTTAGCTTGACCATCTCATTTCTGAAACTCTCGACCGCGGCGCCGGTTTGCCGCTGCTGCTGGCTGTTCTCAATCAACAGGATTGGAAGCCAGGCTAGCGCACACTTCCACATATCCAATTCTTCATTGCTCTGCGGATGCTTGCCGCGCACCTGCACCCACAACGGACACTTGTGGCACACCTTTGATGTGTCCACCTTGTGCAGCGGACAAATCAAACCCGCATCGGCGCGCGGAATTTGCGGCATTCGCTACCCTCAATTCTTGCTGCAAATGATGGTGTCAACATAGGCCACGCGCATGTCGAGCCCGTGCGAGTGCGAGTTGCTGCCGCCGGTGTTTGCCAAGCCCTGCAAATCAAACCCATAGGCGGCACCCGCATCAAAGGTATATGAGGGCCAGGAAATCATCGCCGGTGAATTGCCCGCAATGCCGTAGTGAGTATGCGATGGCATTTGCGCCGCCGACAAGGTCATGGCATCGGTTGCGGTGCGGCCGAACAGCGTTGTGAATCCGAGCGAGCCACCACCCGTTCCTCCGGTCGTTCCCGAGACAACGCGCAGGGCCTTGTTGTCGTGCGTTGTTAGCTTCGTCCATCCCACCGGCGCCGCGGCCTGCACAAACAGCATCGTTGTTCCTGGTGGCCCGACAATGGACGCTGCCACGAAACCCGTTGTTGCGACCTTTGCCGAGCTGTCACCGGCTGGCGGTGGTGTCGCAACCGTTGGCGCCCCTGGCAGCACCGCGTTGCTGGCAATGCCGAGCTGGCTACCAACGACTCGCAAGGTCGCATCATTGGCAATCGCAACACTCGAGCCAGCAATGAGGAGCGGAGCTGTTGCCGCCGATATGATGCCCGGCGGTCCCTGCGTTCCTTGCGCTCCTACTGGTCCCTGGTTCCCTTGCGGCCCCGGCGGCCCGGCAGGCCCGACCGCACCGTCCGCACCGTCCGCCCCGGCCGGGCCGGGCACACCCTGCGGGCCGATGGGCCCGCCAGGCGTTCCGGGCGGGCCAGCCGGGCCCGCCGGTCCATCCGGCCCCGCGGGCCCCAGCGGCCCCGCAGCTCCTGTTGGTCCGGTTGGTCCCGCAGGCCCGACAGGCCCCTGCACGCCCTGCGTGCCGGTCGGCCCGATCTGCCCGCGCTCACCGGAAAGATTGATCGTCCAGTTGTTGAACGTGCCGGTGCCGCCAATCAGATCGACCGTCATAATCAGCGAGGTGCCGCTGTAGGTCGTAACCTTTCCTTCCACCCAATTCGACGGCGAGGCCACCGAGGTTGCGCGCGCTCGCGCACCAACCGAATAGGCAAGACCGGATTGCGTGACGAAAGTTAACGGGCCGGTCGCAACAATGTTTGAGGATACCGAGGTGGCCTTGTAGCCCGGCCCGCCCGCTGGCCCCGGATCCCCTTCCGGGCCTTGCGGGCCTGCAGCTCCGCGTTGGCCTGGCTCGCCTGCCACGCTGATAGTCCAGTTGTCATAGGTGCCAGCGCCGTGCAGCAAATCAATTTGCACTACCAGGTTTTGCACCTCGTATGAGGTTACAATGCCTTCCATCCAGAAGTTGACGGGATCGTCGGTGAATGCAGCTCGCACCCGAACGCCAGGCAGGAAGCCAAGGCCGAATTGCTGCATGACAAAGTTGATGGGCCCGAGGCCAATCGTCACCGTCGAGGCTGATGTGCCTGCGATAACCGGGCCGCGCGGCGCAAACGGCGCCGTCGCCACAACAGCGATGGTGTTGAGCGTTTCCAGCTCAATGTTAGTTACGCCGGTGATGGCCATTTGGTCACACCCTCAACGATGGTTAATTGTAATTGCATTATCTTGCGCGAGAACTTGTCATCGCGGCCGACCACATCGCCGATATAGTCGCCAGGCACCTGATGTTTCATGTAATCCGCCAGGATGTAGAAAACGAAATAGCCGTAATCGGGAGGCACTCCCACCGATAGCGAGCCGTCATCCGAATTGGCAGATAAAACCACCTCATGGTTTCCCAAGGCGCGGCGAATTTCCATCTCGAAATAGATGTCGCGCAAATCAACTTGTGCCGGATTCAAATCGTTGTCATCGACCGGCGCAACATATTTAACCGTGTCGATCCAATCCTCATTGTTGCCGGTCTGCACCTCGAGGAGGATCAGCGGCAGCGCAAGCAAGTTACTCATGGTCAATCATCCATACACTGACGATGCATCGACAGCACCGTCGATGTTGCCGGGCAGGTAGTAGGGCCCGCCACCGTTCACCACTATCGATGAATTGTAATAACCGAGATAGCGATAGCCGTAGGCCGAACCGGCAAATTGACACCAGCCATAGGCAATGTACGCCGTTGAGCCCGAGCAATTCACGAACGCATTCATGCCAACGCCGTGCATATTGATGAGCGTGAACCACAGCCCGATGGTCAGCGATGCGCCAATGGCAAGACCGGCAAAGCCCGCCGATGTATTATACACATCGATGTACCCGGAGACGGTGACGGTGCCGCCGAACGATCCAATACAGCCACCGTCAACTACCGTCACACCAGAAAACGCCAGGTTAGAAATGTAAACATTGGCGCCGTAATTGCACTCGACCATATTCCCCCGCGACGATCTCATATAGACCGTGAAGCCATTCAGCGACACGCTGGTCCCGGATCCGCTCATGACAATAACGCGAGGATATTGACCGCCGCTTTCTGCCGTGCCCTGCACAGTATAGCCGCCTATGTTTGCGCTATCGCCGCGAATTTGAATCGAGCCCGGCAAATCCTGAATCAGCACCGAGCCCTGATATACGCCAGGCACCCCGAGCTGAATGGTCACCGTTCGGCCTGCCGTCACAAAACTACTTCTGACGAAATTAACCGCCGCCTGAATTGTGCGGAAGGCGTGCGCGTCGTCGTTCAATGAACCGTCGTTGTTGTCGTTCCCGGTCGGCCGAACATACAGGATCAAATCGGCCGACAGCTTGAACCATACCTGACTCCGCACCAGCCGGAGCATTTGCCAGTAGGTCGTATTAAACTCAATCAATATGCATTCGTCGGCGAGCACGTCCGAACCTTGCAGCGGTTGGCCGTCATTGCGTTTAACCGCTTGAGCGCCCAGGCCATTGATTGCAATTGTCACCGCGCCGGTGTTGCGATTCTTTAGCTTGACCAGAACGATGTCACCGGCTGACACGGCGGTGATGGCAGGAGTGAAATTCGCAATGACGATGTTCGGCGTGGTGCTGACATCCTCGGCGTAGGGAATATGGATCTGGTAAAAATTACTAATGCCGCCAGCCGCACCGAGGTAGTTCATCACCTGGAAGCGTGTACCGTCATCGACCAGCAAGACAACCTGGCCTGCGCGAATGTCATCAGGTTCTAGCTGCGCCCCGTTCGAGCGAACCACCGGGCGATTGCCGAGCGAGTTGACATTGATCGTCGTTGGCCCGCTGTTGTTGTTGGCGCACAACACCCGCAGCGGCGTGCCCTGGCGATAGGCTTCCAACGCTGGCAGCAATGCCACCGACATTGCATTGACGGCGCCGGAGTCAACGCAGAAATTCACCCATTGGCTGCGCGCCGAGCGCGTGAGCTGGTGCAAATCATTGTCGGTCGGGACTAGGTCGCTATCCAAAATATAATTGACGATCTCACGCTGCGGATATTCCGCGGCCGCGGCTGGCAAGATAGATCCTTGCCGCGCAATTGACGGATCGCCATTGACGTATGGAGCATCGGGATCGTTCACGCCATAGGGAGGTGCGTATTTCATAGTTCAGTCCCTCGATATTTTAGGGTGTGCCCGCGAACGATCCGCCGGTCGACAGCAGCGAATAGTCGTAAATGATTCGGGTGTGGGCCGGTTGCCAACGATTGAGCAGGCATTCAAGGTCGGTCGCGAGGCCGATCTCTAGGTGATGGTCAACACCACACTCGCCCATACCGCAGCGAAACCAAGTCAGCTTGGCGCGGTCGACATAGACTTTCCAATAGAACCGAATTTCAGGCCGCGCGATTTCCCAACGCGGCATTCCGATATCATCGAGCGTCGTTCCGCAGCGGCTAATGCCGACAATCCAGGGCGCATATTCACCGATGCGGATCGTGTAGCCGAGCCATGCTGAGACATCGATAAACCACTGCCGCGACTGCGCGCCGAGCAGCGTCATGTGCAACAGCAGCATTCGGCGCCGGTCGCCGACCGTCAGCGGTTCCTTGAAGCATGGATCCGGCAACCCCCAGGCCCGTTCCCAATCGGGCAGCAGCTCTAATGTTTTGCGCGGGTCCGATTCCTGCTCGAGCAAATCAGCGGCGCGGCCGTCAACAAATCCCCACACCTGCGCCAGGCCACGGCAGGTTCGATAGAACACCGAGCCGACATCCTCGGCGGGCCAGGCGATGCCCTTCGGTAATAGGTTGAGCAGCGCCCCCGTGTAATCGTCACCCGTGCGCCGGACGTGACGGTCGCGCGGCGGCTCAGAGTGTGACGCCATAGGACACATCCCCCAACACTGCGAGGTGCCCAGGCGAGGGCATCAGGTCATCATTCGAGAATGCGAGATCGAAATGCTCAACGCCTGGCGTGTCCTGAATCGCGTGGTATTTCCAGGCGGCATAGATCGTCGCGCCAGGAGCGGCCCAGCGCCGCAGCATCGCTTGCAGACTCGCCTCGATTGCCGCTCGCATCGCGGCGGTGTCAGGCACCAGGTTGCGAACGTCCACGTCGACGCGCCTTGGGATCGGCGCAACCACGAAGAAATCCTTAACCGCGACCGGCCTCACCTTATCGAGGTAGGCAGTCACGGTTTGAATATCGGCCGCAGCCGGAAAGCCATCGCTCGACGCGCGCAGATCGTCCATCATGAAACGCAGCGTGACGCATCCCATCCCCATCTCGAGCGGGCCAGACCAGGCACGCGTGACGCCCGCGACGGCGAGCGCCCATTGCACATAATCGTTTTGATCCCCGCCCATCGGCGGCTGACGAATGCGCATCAATACGCGGATGCGCAGATCTTCGTCGTTCTCCTCATCGGTGCCGCCCGCCATCGTGATGACCTCGGCGGTGGATCCGACATTCACAATGGGCGGGGTCACCGCCAGGAATGCGCCGGGCTCGGCATTGCCGAGGGTGCCAGGATCGAGCGCGCGCACGGGCACGTTGACCGGCGCGCCACCGTCTGCGGTCATCGCCTCCATGGTGGTTTCGTAGGCTGTGTCGTCGCCCTCGAGCCGCGTTCCCAACGGGATCACAACGCCCTCGAATGTGCCGGTAATGCCGACCTCGCCAACCGCATAGGTCGCCATCTTGCGGCCGACCGTGCCGTCCGCATTGACCAGCCAAATGTCACCGTGCCGGTCGAGCCATTCCGTCTCGGCGGTGTCGGGTAGGAGCTGCAGCGCCAGCCACGCGATATATTGCAGGACATGGTGCGCCAGGCCCGCCTTGGCGTCGGCCATGACGCGCAGCACGTTGTTGCCGATGAATGCCGCGCCATAAAGCGACGCGGTGATATCATCGCGCACCATCTCTCGCACCTTGCGGAGCGTCGGTGTTGACCAGGGCATGAAAGATTCCGAGGATTAGACCGGATAGCCGGTTACAAAACGATCCTTCGCGCCGACCGGGATCGGCTCGCCGGTGACCTTGTCCCATAGATATTGATAGCGCAGCTCAATGAGCCGCCGCGGCCCGCGCCACATGACAATGGAAACGGTGATCTCCTGGCGGCCCGTGCGCTCGGCCTCGACATCGACACGCGAGCAGATCCGCCGGTCGATGAATGGTTGTAACGCCTCGCGATTGTAGGCCTTGGCCCGCACCAGGGTGGCGCTTTCCCAGGAGGGATCATCCGAGATCTTTGAGCGCATCAGCAGCCAATTCTTTGAGCCGATGGGCCAGCCGCCCCATATCGCTTCGGCGTCCATGTCGCCCCACCAGCCGCGGCGGTCCTCGCTGTCGAGGTCGGGCAATGGTTCGTTGAGGTCGGCGAGCGCATCGGTGGCGATGGCGACGCGCACCGCGGTGGCGAGTTCCTCCTCCTCGCTCAACGTGCCATCGGGTTGCTGCAGCCAATCCAGAAACGTGCCGCGCAAATCGACTTGCTGCTGCAGCTTAATGTCGGTCATTGATCCTTGCCCCGGTAATGCTGCTCACATTGCAGGTGCAGCCAGATGAGCTGGCCATCGATGGTGCGCAAGACCAGCTCTTGCCGATAGTTCGGCGGGCGCTCGAGCAAGCTGCCCGCGCCGGGCTCGGTGTCGCACCACACACAGGTTGGTCGCGTAGCGCCCGCCATCGGGATCAATCCTTGCTGCAAATTATCGCGTCGACATAGGCAACGCGCATATCCAACCCGTGCGAATGCGCGCTGCCGCTACCAGTGTTTTGCAAGCCTTGGACATCCATCCCAAAACCAGCCCCCGCAGGAAATTGATATGTGGCATAGCCAATCAATGCAGGCGCGTTGCCAGCGATGCCGACATGAGTATGCGCGGGCATCTGCGCCGCAGTCAGCGACAATGCATCGGTGGCGGTGCGCGCAAACAAGGTGGAAAA